TTTATGGCAACGAAGTTCACAAAGCTGCAGAGTTATATGTGAGCAAAGCAACTCCTCTGCCAGAGAAGTTTAATATGTTTAAGCCGACGCTTGATAGGTTAATATCAATTCCAGGAGATAAATACTGTGAATATAAGTTAGGCTTAACAAAAGACTTGCAACCTTGTGACTTCTTTGCTAAAGATGTTTGGTGGAGGGGTGTTATTGACTTATTAGTTATCAACCCCGAAACTAAGTTAGCTACCTTAATTGATTATAAAACAGGTAAGTCAAGTCAGTATGCAGATACGAGACAGCTATCTTTGTTTAGTGTAGCTATTTTCAAACACTTCCCAGACATGTTAAAAATTAAGTCTGGATTGGTTTTCTTAGTAAGTAAAGAGATATTAAAAGAAGATTATACAAGTGATAAAGTAGAGGACATGTTTGCAGAATGGAGTAAAATAGTATTACGTATAAACGGGGCTTACGAGTCAGGGGTATTTAATGCTGTTCCTAACTTTGCATGTAAGAAGTTTTGCCCTGTTCAATCATGTTCACATTGGGGAAAATAATGGCAAGAGACTATAAAAAAGAAAACGAACTTTATAAAAGTAAACCTGAACAAATAAAATTGCGTGTAGCTAGAAATAAAGCTAGACGACAAGCTATTAAAGATGGTAGAGTAGAAAAGGGTGATGGTAAAGAGATAGACCATGTTATCCCTCTTAGTAAAGGTGGAAGTAATACTAAAGCAAATACTAGAATTAGAACTAAAAGTCAGAACAGTTCTTTTAGTCGCAATAGCGATAATTCAGTTAAAAAGAATACACCTTTAAAAAAGAAATAGTTTTTCCGCAAGACGTGAGTGCGATATAACCACGTCAGTTAACAATAAGAATTTCGACATGCTCGCTTTCATCTTATGTGTTAACATGTAGGGCTAGACGCGTCATTACCTCTCTCGATGTCGCGTCTATTTTTATCACTAGGAGATTGCATTGGAAGTATACAAAGACAAGGCGTTGATAGTTAATACAAAACGTCCACAACTTATTTTAGACAAAATACCTAAAAGTAAGTTATATAAAGAACATGATAATGGTGTAAGCCAAGTCATAGTTAATTGGGGTTTAGATGAAGTCATAACCCTATCAGACATGAAGGTTAAAAATCCTCCTTCTCCTATATCACGTGACTACAGCTGGCCTGGTATTCACAAACCATTTGATCATCAAAGAACAACAGCTCAGTTTCTTTCTGCACATAGACGTGCTTATTGCCTATCAGAAGCAGGCACAGGCAAAACATCTGCAGTAATATGGGCTGCTGATTATTTAATGAACCAAGGTAAAATAAAAAGAATGTTAGTGGTATGCCCACTATCAATTATGCAAGCAGCATGGCAGGCTGATTTTTTTAAAACAGCTATGCATAGGTCTGTAGGTATTGCTCATGGCTCTGCAGAAAAACGTAAAAAAGTATTCGATGAAAAAACAGATGTAGTTATCATCAACTATGATGGTATAGAAATTGTAGAGAAAGAAATTCAATCTGGCGGTTTTGATTTAATAGTGGTTGATGAAGCTAACTATATCAAAACTGTCACGACACGTCGCTGGAAGTCTATTAATCGTGTAGTAACACCTAATACATGGTTATGGCTTATGACAGGAACACCCGCTGCTCAATCACCAGCTGACGCATATGGACTGGCTAGACTTGTGAACCCCGCATCCGTTCCAAAATATGCAGGAACTTTTAAGGATATGGTAATGCAAAAAGTCAGCCAGTTCACCTGGGTGCCTAGATTTAATGCACAGGATATAGTATTTAAAACACTACAACCTGCCATTCGTTATACCAAAGATGAATGTCTTGACTTACCCGATGTATTATATACAACTCGAGAAGTCCCTCTTACTCCTCAACAAGATAAGTATTATAAGAAGTTAAAAAAAGATATGTATCTTGAAACAGCAGGGGAAGAAATTACCGTTGTTAATGCAGGGGTAATGCTTACTAAACTCCTACAAGTAAGTGCTGGTTCAATCTATTCGGACACTAAAGGTATTATAGAGTTTGATGTATCTAATCGTATGACGGCTTTAAAAGAAATTATAGAAGAAGCCAGCCACAAAGTTATCATATTTTGCCCTTTCCGTCACAGCATAGAAAAAATAATGGCAGAGTTACACAAAGATAAAATTACCTGCGATTGTATACATGGCGATGTATCTATGAATAAACGCACAGAGATATTTAAAAACTTCCAAGAAAGTAAAGACCCACAAGTTTTAGTAATTCAACCTCAAGCTGCATCACATGGTGTAACACTCCACGCAGCTAACGTAGTTGTATTTTGGTCACCTGTAATGTCAGTTGAAACATACATACAATGTTGTGCTCGTATGGATAGAGCAGGACAAAAAAATAAAATGACTGTTGTGCATTTACAAGGTAGCCCTGTTGAATCAAAAATATATAGAATGTTGCAAGGTAAAATAGATAATCACATTAAATTAGTTGATCTTTATAAAGAGGAGTTTGAAGAATGAGTGAACAAAGATTAGATATACAATACTATTTAGATGAAGATGAGGTTAGAGATATAGTTATAACTGATTTACAAGAATATATTTTAACTTTAACTGACTTTTTAAAAACGCCTGATTACGAAGACGCTGAAATAGATGCAAAAAAAGTAATACATTTAAAAGAAGTATTAAAAGCTTATATGGATAGACAAGAATATAAAGATTTTATAAAAAGCCTATAAAAAGGAACATAAAAATGCCTACGGACAGACGAGAATATTATAGAGAATGGCGTAATACAAATAAAGAGCATGTCAAAAACTATATAGAAGATAAGTATAAAGATTACGCAGAGCATAGCGCTAACTATAGAATAAAACATCCTGAAAGAGTTTTATGTTCAATGGCAAAAAGAAGGGCCAAGGAAAAAGGGCTTGAGTTTAACATAGATAACACAGATATAGACATACCTATCCTATGCCCTATATTAGGTATCCCAATAGTTAAAATTTACACTAAAGGAAAAAGCACAGGACCTACTTCTAACTCTCCATCACTAGACAGAATAGATAATACAAAAGGATATATAAAAGGTAACGTAAGAGTTATTAGTCACAAAGCTAACACAATGAAACATAATGCTTCACCTGTAGAGTTAATAAGATTTGCTGAATGGGTTTTATTTAATTATAAAAATAGTTGACAAAGTAAATTGTTGTGCTATACTGTTATTCTTAATATTTGAAAGGAGAGTATATGGAATTAGATGACAACAAGATAGAAAAGCTTATGCAAGCATCAGTCAATATGCGTGATAAGATTGAAACTTTAGAAAAAGAAATTACTGATATCAAAGTGCAAAAAGATAAAGTGGATTTGGCTCTTAATGAGGCGTGTAGAACTTTAAATGTAACGAGTTTAAAAACTAAAGTAGGAACTTTATCAAGAACTTTACGCACAAGATATTGGACAAGTGATTGGTCTAGCATGTATGACTTTATATTAGAAAACAAAATGCCTGAGTTTTTTGAAAAAAGATTAGTGCAGTCGGCAGTAAAAGAATATCTAGAACTTAATCCCGATAAAGCACCACCAGGATTACAAGCAACAAGTGAATACACCGTAAGAATAACTAAAAGTAGAGACAATAAGGAGAATATATGAGCACAGATTTAGATGTATTTGGTAGCAACGCAGTAACAACACACACCCGTAGAGATGATGGCTTCACTGCCAACATTACAGGAAGTTCAATGACTGCTAAACGTATTTCTATACGAGGCGGTAAATTTAGATTAATGGTTAATGGTAAAGAAATTGAGAAGTCTAATCAAGATGCACTTGATGTGGTTATTGTTAATGCATCACCACATGTGCATCGTATGTATTTTGCCAAAGAGTTTAGACAAGGCGAAAAGATGCCACCACCAGCATGCTGGTCTTCAGATAGCACAAAACCTGATGATACAGTTCCTGAGAAACAAGCAGATACATGTTTAGCATGTCCTCAAAACATTAAAGGTTCTGGACCATCTGGCACTAAAGCTTGTCGTTTTAGTAGACGTATTGCCGTTGTTCGTGCTGATGATTTAAATGGTGATATATATCAAATGACATTACCTGCACAGTCTATTTTTGGTAATGGAACTAAAGACCGCAAACCTTTACACGAATATACAGATTACGTTCGTGCTAATGGTCAAAACTTAATGTCTGTTGTATCAAGAGTTTCTTTTGATGAAGACTCATCAAGCACAAAAATTGGGTTTAAACCAATCAGAGTATTGAATGATGAAGAGTATGCAGTATGCTCTACAAAATCAACTTCAGAAGAAGCTAAACGTGCTATTACTTTATCTGTCAACATTAATAAAGATGAAGACGGTGAAGAGTTTGAGCAGAAAAAACAACAACCTATTGCTAGACCTGTTGACCCTGTGATACCTAAAGTAGAAGATGATATACCAGAGCCTACTGTTCGTGCTACAGAAAAACCTGCTCCAGCAGCTACTCCAAAACCAGCAGCACCTAAAGTTGATCAAGGTGACGTAAGTTTAGACGATCTTGTATCTGATTGGACTTAACATGCGGGGATATTCACAGAGTATTATAGAAGCTAATTTAAAAGCTAAAGAAACAACAGGAACACTTTTAGGTGCTATTTGCATAGCACTTAAATACCCTGCAAGTCAAGTAGCGAAAGAGCTTAACGTTTCTCGTCAAACAGTGTATGATTGGTTTTCGGGTAAAGCAAGACCCTCTAAGCGAGTTGACTTAAAAATCAAGCACTTAGTAATACGCTTAAAGCAAAACTAAATAACCTGCAATGCAAGTAGGTGGTTAAGCCCCTCCCGTTTAACCAGTCATCAATACGGCACCGCTATCTGCCGTTTGCATACGGTAGCACCTATTCAGTAGCAAAACTTATTTCGAGAGAAACATGCAAACAAAAGAATTTTTACAACACGTTTGGTCTGACCAAGGATACTATTGCATAGTAGGTAAAGACCAACAAAACATAGTCACTCCTAAATTCATAGACTCCATAGATGATGCAATAAAAGTAATTGATAGATTTTTAGAAGATAAACAAGATGTTTATTTTGCATGCTCTACATGGACAGAAAATACAGAACGTAAAAAACATAACGCTAAAGAACAAAAAATATTATGGCTTGACATAGATTGTGGCTTTGACTCTAAAAAACGTAAATGGAAAGACTACGAAACTAAAGACGAAGCTTTAATAGCTCTACGCAAATTTACAGATACCACGGAGTTGCCAGAGCCTACGATTGTTGACTCAGGTAATGGTATTCACTGCTATTGGTCTTTAACAGAACCTATAGATAAAGCTATATGGTTACCTGTAGCTGAAGGATTTAAATTCTTATGTGCTAAACATGGACTCAAAGCTGATGGCGCTTGCACCGCTGATGTGGCTCGTATACTTAGAGTTCCTAATACAAAAAACTTTAAAAACTTTGAAAAGCCTTCTGATGTAGTAATACTTAATGAAGGTAAAGCCACACCCTTTGATGAGTTAGCAAGACTTATTCCTATACATGTGTCAGATAAACCTAAAGCTAAACGTCCACTAGATGAAGCTACTAAAGCTATACTAGGAAATAACTCTTCTAAATTTATGAAGATTATTGAACGCTGCCGTAAAGATGATGGCTGCGCACAATTAGTTCATATCATGACTAAACAAGCTACTGTAGAAGAACCACTATGGAGGTCTGGTTTATCTATTGCAGCATACTGTGAAGATTCAGAAGCCGCAATCCATAACATCTCTAAACATCACCCAGACTATGATTATGCCAAAACAGAAACTAAAGCTAACGGCATTCCAGGTCCTCACACATGTAAACAATTTGAAGGCTTACGTCCTGAAGGTTGCGATGGATGTAAACACAAAGGTAAAATTACTTCTCCTATAGAATTAGGTAGGGTTATCCTTCGTTCCAAAGGTGCTGATAATGTTATACAAGCTAAGTCAGAAGAACTTGGAGAAATAGTAACATATCAAATTCCTGATTATCCTTTCCCATATTTTAGAGGAAAGAATGGGGGCATATACAAAACGCTTGCAGGCGAAGAAGAGGAAGCCATTTTAATTTATGACTATGACTTTTACCTTGTAGAAATATTACATGATCATGCCTCAGGTTTCTGTGCATGGTTTAAAATGCACTTACCATTTGATGGAGTGCAAGAATTTATAGCACCGGTAACTCAATTACTAACTAGAGATACAGCAAGTAAAGTTCTTAACTCAACAGGTATATTTAAAAATGGTAAACGACTAGACCATGTTATTGATTACATTATTGCCGTATTAGAAGCACATCAAAAACAAAAGAAAGCTACTACCATGTATAGACAATATGGTTGGAATGCTACCTTTAATAAAATAGTAATTGGTAATCGTGAGATTAGTGCTTTTGGTATTAAGTATGTTCCTGTATCAGAAGATTTAAAAGACGTTAATGCTACCTTACAGAAAAAAGGTTCTTTTGATGAATGGAAAAAAGCTATATCAGTATATGAAAGACCAGGCATGGAGTTGAGAGCATTTGGTTTCTTCTGTGCGTTTGGTTCTTTGCTTATGCCTTTCTTTAAAACTAGAGAAAAATCAGCAGTAATTAATTTATATAACCCTGGCACAGGTCAAGGTAAATCTACAGTATTGCAGGCTATGACTAGTGTTTATGGTAACCCAGAGATGAATGCAAATCTTATTCAAGTTTGGGGAGATACAGGTAATGCAGTTATTAATCGTATGGGGTATATGAATAACTTACCTGCCGCAGTAGATGAATTTACTA